TCTCCTTAAAATCCTCTAAACTTTTTACAATAATATCATATGTTTTTGGAAGATAGGTTTCCTCAAACCAATCAACTAATTCAGTCACATTTTCAAATAATTCAGGACTATCAATTTCACCAAAATTACCAGAAGTGTCAAATTCTTTTTTATCATCAGGTGAATTAATCGGAGTTACTTCAATATCAAATATATCAATTGGAGTACTATTTTGACCATCCCAATATGGTGTAGCATAAACATTCAATCTATAATAGTTTTCTTCATCCATAAAATTACAATCCCATAAAACAACCCCTTCCAAACCTGAATAGTGTAAAGTACAATTTTTGTATTCTTTATTTTGATTAACCAAATCTCTGAGTAAATCACCAACAACAATTTCGTTTTCACTATGGAATGTATCTCCTTTAATTGGTAAACCACTAAGTTCAGCTAATTTCAATTTATTAAAACCTGTCATTTTGGCTGTATCGTTAAACCCATGTTTTTCGATACCCATTCTTAATTTTTGGATAAACTTATCCATTTGATTTTCTGTAATTATTATTTTCATTAGTCGTAATATAATGTTCCCCTAATATCAACCATTTCTTCGATTTCATTGGGGTCGTATTTATCCAATAATGGGGTTCTCAATATACTCATAGTTGAACCAACAAACTTTAAGTTACCCAAATCTTCAACCTGAGAATCAATTAAGCTAAACCAATCACCAACATACTCCAAGTTACCCAGTGTTTCGATTTTACTTTTACTTAAATCAAGATACTTTTCAACCTTTCTCAACTCACCCAATGATTTAATATTTTCGGTAATATCTACATCATTACCTCCCCAAAGATAACCAATTTCTTTAAGATTACCCAAACTTGTAACCTTTGTGGTCTCCAATCCTTTAATGGTTTTAACAGTTTCCAATTGACCCAAATCTTCCAATTCAACACAATCTTCAATAGACAATTCACCACCAACTTCTCTAAGATTACCAAGAGATTTTAAATGGTCAGACCCTTTCAAATACACATTACCACCAACATATTCCAAATCACCAAGGTCTTCAACAAATGAAAATCTTAAATATAAATCACCATCAATTTTCTTAATCTCACCCAATGATTTAATAAATGCCGTGCTCAAGTTCAAATCATCAATGATATGAATACCAGTGAAACCTTTAGCTTCCTTGGCCTTCTTATATAGTTTCATAAAGTTAAGATATCTCTCTTCATTAGAATCACCAGGTAAAGATTTCAAACTAATCTTGGCCAATTTTCCTTTTGATTCTTTAATCAATCTATGTTGTTCTTCAGTTATTATTATTTTCATAATTGTTCTTTTTTAAATCTATCAAGTAAAGTTTTAATGTAATTATATGTTTTTGGTTTATATTCATTCTCAAACCAATCAACAAATTCACTCACATTTTCAAATGATTTAGGACAATCAAACTCTTCATCATATATGTTTATTACATATTCTTCTTTGTCCTCAGGTGAATCAATTGGTGCTATATGAATATTTGTTATAGATACTTGTGTTTTCTCATAACCCGCCCAATATGGTGTTGCATCAACACCAACATAATAATAATTTTCCTCATCCTTAAATCTACATTCCCACAATAATACTCCATCAATAAAATATTCAAGATTACAAGTTTTATATTTGTCATCTTTCTTTACCAAATCAGACAACAAATCACTTGCAACAATTTCATTATCATCAGTAAATCTTGAATCTCTGATATCACCTTTTATAGGAAGATTACTCATTTCAGCAAGCTTCAATTTATTGATACCCATCATTTCACTCGCCTCAATAAAACCTTGGTTGTCAATTAGTTGTCTAATCTTAGTTGTGAACTTATCAAATTGTTCTTCAGTTATTATTACCTTCATTTATCCATTCTTTTTCTAACCAATCTTTTAATGTATTCACCATACTTGTCCATTATGTTGGCGGCCATTGTATCGTGATATTCAAATAATTCCATATTAGTATTTGCACCCATTTCATCAGGTATAGTTTCCCATACGACATTACTAATAACCCTTGTAACTAAATAATGAAATGTCGCGGTCTTATCATAAAATCTGTCAATATTTTTAATTACCCTATCAATTGCCTCAGGAATATTAATATATTTAATTCTCCTCCTAAAATAAGGTTTCAATCCATCATAGACATCATCAATCTTATTTAGTTCGTCATATTGAGATTCATTAATTATTATCCTCATCTTCAAGCATTTTAAGTAATTTACCCATTATATAACCACGATATTTCTTTTTAACTCTATCTGTCATTTCATTAACATAATCAAATAATCTTTCATCTTCACTTCCACCCCACTCATCAGGTATTGTACTCCAAACAACATTATGAATTATATCATCGATATGTCCATCAATACCACGAGGACTTTTCTTAAGAACATTCATACGCCCGTGCAAAGCTTCCCTTTGAGAAGGAAAAACTTGCCTAAATCCAATCCTCATATCAATATCGTCCTTTATATCAATATAATCAATCCTCCTACGATAATATGGGTCTAAACCATCATAGATATCATCAATCTTATTAAGTTCCTTATATTGAGATTCTGTAATTATTAACTTCATAACCATATGTTTCCTTCAACATTTATTTTACTTCTTAATTCTTTCTCAGTAGTTTTCTTAGAGAGGGATGAATCCATAATATTCAATACATCACCAACATATTTCAATTTTGGCAAATCCTGAATAAAAGTTTCTCTTAATGATAATGACCCACCAACATATTCCAATTCAGGTAGTTCCTCAGTATCACTTCCTCTTCCTCTAAAATCACCCCCAACATATCTCAATTTTGGAAAATCAATATCCGAGTTCGCAATATTAACATCACCATCAACTTTAATTAATAAAGGAAATTCAAATCTTTTTCTGTTTGACATTTCAAAATCACCTGTAACCTCAACTAAGTATTCACAGAAATCTTTAAGATGTTCGTCATCCTCATATGTTAAACTCAAATCACCAATTACCTTTATACCAACCCAATTCTTAGTGTCCTTGGTCTTGTCAAATAAACTATAAATCTTTGTAATACCACCATCTTGATTCCACATATCTTCAGGTACAGGAAGTAATCTACCCTCACCCTCAATCAATAATCTATATTGTTCTTCTGTTATTATTATTTTCATAAATTAAGATGTCCTCCTACTTGTATTTTTCTTAGTTTCTCTTCATTTTTTTTATCAGCTAAAGGTGTATGTCTCAATGTCAATACACCCTGAACAATTTCTAACTTAGGTAAATCCTTAATAATTGTGTTATAAAGATTCAAATGTAATCCAACAGATTTCAATTCTGGTAATGAATGAATACCTGTTCTTTGTAAATATAAACAACCATCAACCTCTTTCAGTTTCGGTAATTCACTAATACCACTATCTTCCAAACTAACATCACCAGTTACATATTCCAAATTGGGGAATGAAATATTATCAACCTCAGAACCTCTCAAATTACCATCAATAACTTTCAATTTACCGAAATTATTATCAGGATTTTCTTCAGCCAAAATTAAAGTTCCATCAATATAAACAACCTCATTGGTGAAATTATCCAAGTCATCATTATCATCAGCGTCAATCTCATAATAATCCAATTTACCAATAACCTTAATTCCATCAAATCCTTTAACATCTTTTAATTTGTTATAAAGATTTAAGGTCTTAGTTACACCACCTATTGTTTGTAAAAAAGCATTAGGCACATTAAATAATTTACCATCACCCTCACTTTCAATAATCAATCTTAATTGTTCTTCAGTTATTATTAGTTTCATAATAATATATTTCCTCCTACTTGTATTTTATTTCTTAGTTCCTCTCTATTTGTTTTCTTAGCAAAGGGTGTCCCCATCAAGCTCATTGCCTCACCAACATATTTTAATTTTGGTAATTCACTTATCTGTGTTTGCCTCAAATTCAAACCACCTCCAACATATTCTAGTTCGGGTAATGATGTAAGATTACTAACAGATAACGATAAAAACCCCATAACCTTTTTTAATTTTGGTAATAACACTTCACCTGTCAAATGACCTCTAAAACTACCACCAACATATTCCAATTTATTAAAATCGAAATCAAAATCATATTCAGGTAATAAAATATTTCCCTTAACATAAACAATTTCAGGTAATAAACTAAATAAGTGAAAAGTATCGTCAAAGTTCATTATTCTCAAGTTCAAGTCACCCAAAATCTTTATACCAACCCAACCTTTTTTAGATTTAGTTTTATGATATAATGTGAATAGTTTATCAATACCTTCTTCATCCTTTATTAATTCAGTTGGTATAGTAAATAACTTACCACCATTTTCATTCTCAATGATTAATCTATATTGTTCTTCAGTTATTATTAGTTTCATAGATATATTTCTCTTCCAACATTTATTTGTTTCTCCAATTCTTCTTTACTAATCTTCTTAGAGAGGGGAGTAAAAAGTAAAGCCAAATAACCCCCAACCGATGATAACTTTGGTAATGATTTTATTTTGGTTTTTGTTATATTCAAAAAACCACCAACCTCAGTCAATCTTGGTAAAGATTCTATTTTTGTATTTGCCAAATAAAGATTACCACCAACCTTAACCAAATAATCCAAAGTGGTAACATCGGCCTCTCTTTCATATAAATCCAAATCCCCATCAATATAATATCCATCATACTTCCCACCCTTCTTTTTATTAATATGTAAAAACATATCATCCAAAGCTGATGGTTTCAAATTCTCAAATGATGTTAAATCAATAAGATTCTTACCATCTTCATTCTCAATCAGTAATCTATATTGTTCTTCAGTTATTATTAGTTTCATATTCAAATTATATTATCTACATAAATACCATAATGTAATATTAATATACTCACTCACCTCCATTTCCATTCATTTTTCCCCCATCCCTACGGTCGGGGTCAAACCACTCCGTTATGAATGTCATTCCCCTCGTTCATATATTAATACTACATTATATTCATTCACATATAATCCCCCATCTAAAAGACCATATTTTACCAATACTATATTCATTTACATATAATCCCCACCATTATGGTAATCCATTATATAACCCACACAATTCCCCCATACAACACTTTTCTATATGTCTTCGACTCTACATATGGTAAGTGGGGAAATGTCCTCTAAGATAGTAATTTACTATGGTATTTCATAATAGATATTCCATATCATTCCAGGAAATATATTGGTAAATTATATAAGGGGTTTATGAAAGGATTGTTATGGTAATCCATCAAAATATGATACGATTTGATACTTAAAGATACGATTAATTCCATCAAAGATGGGGGTTGAAGTATTCATTTTATAACATATATTAATACTATTCCTAAGACATTACATGTCCCACCCGACTCAAATATATAACTAACATTTTTATCTGGGAAATGTATATAGTAAAAAAAATACCTCTACAGATACCGCCAGACACAAAAAAGTGGGTTTTTAATACGCTGGAATGTATTTATCAGTGGTAAGTTGTGGGAAAAGGTGGGAATTAATTACCATAAAACCCTTCAAAGGGATTGTCCCCTCCACCTGACATAATGACATTTTCAAATTTTTTAACAATTTTAACACATAAACTTATCCACTGACATAGCGTCAGGTACATTTTATAAACAAAGTTATGAACAATTATCTATCCAATATCCCCACCATAATAGAACAAGTAGACAAGGAGTATCATGTTATATACACAATACAAGAAGATACAATGACAATAGTAGGGGGATGTAATTATAAAGAATGGGAACAAAGGTCCAAATACCAAACTGAACCTGTCTATCTGCTGACACAAGTATATATGTTCGAAATCATAGATTATATAAATGAAAAATCCCCACTCAACGAGGGGGATTTAACCAAGCTCCAAATGGAGATAAGAACTGATTCTCTTGCCAAACTAAAAGATTACATATCCTCGTTATCAGGAATACCCATACAAATGTAGTTATTCCAAAACTTGGCAAACAAAGAGGTGGGATATCTCTTGGAAACTTTCTCCCCAAGATAAAAGATAAACCACCATATTAAAACGAGGATGGTCGGTATTACTATTAAGTAAATCATATTAACTATATGTATAACGGTTTATTCTAATCTCAGTAAGATGCGTAATTAATGTGTAATAGTTTCTATAAAAATGTGTAGAGAAGATTGGGGACACCCACTTATTCATATCTTGTCTAACAATATCCTGTACATCTCTATAGTCACTCCTATTACCCCTACCATTCTTAAATAAGGTAATATTACGACCATAACCACTTCTAACACATTCAATCACCTTGATGTTCAAATCAATATACTTATACTCTCCCTTCCAATGTCTACTATCAATCTTCACATTAACATTCACCTTGTAAGTAATGGTCAATCCATATCCCTGACAAGTAAATGTCTTTCCCTTCATAAGTTTCTTTACAATGTTTTCAATCATAGTGGTGGTGTTTGTGATACAACAAAGATAATAAACCATCCCCACACTACAAAACATTTCTAATTAATTCTTTTCCCCTTGCGATACATTACCACAAACGGATTATCATAAGTCCTATTCAATACCTCCATCAACTTCAATGCCTCAGTATAACTATTAACAATGGTTGGGGATATGGTATATCTATATACTTCCCTACCACTCGGTAATAAACAATAGTCCACCTCACATCTATGCGTCCTCAAATACTTACCAAACTTATTCCTGTCTACATAGGATGATGATACAACCTGTACACGATAGGTCATCTCACTCATATTAAGTGAGTCAATTAATTGAATGGTCTTATTGGTGGGGTTGAACATACTCGAACAATCTATTCCCTGAGAATACAATGAACCCCCAACCAACATTAATAATAATGTCTTCTTCATATTGGTTCTTGATTTAAGTGTGAACAACAAAGGTAATATATGGTGCCGGCATTACCAAACATTCCCCCATCTTTATTTTATTATTGTTATCCACATTGTCATCTTGTCAGTGGATAACTATGTTCATATCCCCATCATATACGAGAGCATTACCTATGTCATATTGTCATAGGGTTTCATTTGACATAGGAGGGGCTATCTATTTTATTTGATTGTTTGAAATGGTATGGGTGGGGTTGGTGGCCTATATGGGGGGTGGTATGGGTATATACCCCCCTCCTCCGTATCCCCCCTCCCTATATTTGTCGTATTTTTCGTAAAAAGGGGGGACAATCCCCTAAACAAAGTATATGGGTGAAAAAATATTTATGGAAAAAATTCTGAAAATTGGAAAAATGTCCCTATATTGAAAAAAAAATTTTGGGAAATTGGAAAATTACTCCTATCTTTAAAAAAATCGAATAATATGTGTGGAGTAAAAAAAGTGTGTAGTTCTTGTAAAATTGGGAAGGTACTGGATGATTTTTTCAATGACAAAAAGGGGACATATGGTAAGGCTAGTTATTGTAAACCTTGTACTAGTATTAGAAAGAAAAATGAATATGAAAAAAACAAAGAATCAATATTGCTCAAGCGAAAAGAACGTCACAAAAAAACCTATGTAAAAAAGGAAAAAGGAATTGACAATATAATAGGTATGAGGGTAGGTAGATTAGTTGTTACTGAATTTGTTGAGTCGGTAAAGAACTATGGTGTTAAATGGAAATGTCAATGTGATTGTGGTAATGAGGTGGATGTTTTCAGAAAGGATTTGACAAAAAAACAAAATCCAACAAGGTCTTGTGGATGTTTGGTTAAAGATATTGTTAGTGAAAGAATGTCGGGGTCTAATCATTATAATTGGAAGGGGGGTGAACCAATAGTTAATGGGAAGGGATATCTTGAATATAGACATGGTGAATTCAGAGGGATGCGAGAACATAGGGTTATATATGAACAACACTACGGAATCAAATTATTACCCCACCAAAACATACATCATATAAATGGGATAAGGACTGACAATAGAATTGAGAATTTGGAGTTATGGGATACATCACAACCTGCGGGACAAAGGATAGATGAAAAGATTAATTTTTATTTTAGCCTATTGAAAGAGTATAAAGAACATCCGTTATATAAAGAATTAATTGAGCAACAAATTGCGGAATTATAATTTTCTCGTTATCACTCGTATTCAAATCCCCAACCCATTTTTTGGGAAAAAATCTGATGTGTACAAATATAAGTGAAATTGTAAAAAAAATATTTTTGGAAAAATTTTAGAAATTGTGAAATAGTAATATCTTTGTTGAGATTACTAACAAAAAAAAATACTAAAATGAAAAAATTAAGTCCAAGTCAGCAAGTAAGAATTAAAGCTTGTTATATTCTTATCAAAGGATGTTTAAAAGATTGTATTGAAGCTAGGAATAATGATATTATATTATACGATGCTTTGGTTAGTTCATTAAGGAGTCAGATATTTGATGTTTCTTTTTTTGATACTGGATTAAAATCTGTTGGTGTAATTGAATTGGAGAAAGTGATAAAGGAAATGAAAAAGAATGGGATGATTAGTGAACTTAAAAAGGATGAGTTTAAGATAGTTAAGGAGCATGTTGTTAATAGGGTTGTTATTGTTGTGTTGTTATTGGAATATCTTCAACAAAACCCTGATATGACGATTGAGGAGTTTACTGATTTTTTATATAAGTACAATGTTACGGTGACAGTAACCAAGATGGAACATAATAGTTTGTCGGCAACTACTGGTTATTACATAAAGGATATTACTGATTATGAAAGTAGAAATATCATCATTTATAATTTTGACACTATATTTGAAAACATAAAGATAAATCCTAATCTTATTATTAGGTAAATTAGTTTCCCCATTCATTATAGAGTGGGGTTTTATATTTTCTCGTTTCACTCGTATTCAAATCCCCAGCCCCTTTTTAATTTTGTATATTTATATTAAAATTGATTTATGAAAAGAATTATAAGATTAACAGAGGGTGAATTAATTAAATTGGTAAATAGAATAATTTCTGAGCAGAATGTTGATTTGTATATTGACCAAGCTCCTCCTGGTGTTCCCACCTTTCAAGGTAAGATTGATATGGAAAAGATTGGTAAGGAATTGGGGATGGTTTTTGTCAACAATCAATTATATTATAAGGGTAAGAATGGTGGGGAATTAGAGTTGAAGGTTGGACCTAAGATTGTTGATGATGAGAGTACATATCGTTTGTTTGTTACTAGTCCCACATCTAATGTTGAACTGTCAAAGAAATTAATTAATGGAGTGGGTACGACAATGAATATGGAGAATGGGAAGACATTGGTATGGCAGGGTTATTTTAAGATGCCTGATTTTGATAAATTGAAGATGGAGATTAAATCGATAATGGGGTTATTATAATATAATTTTTCTCCCTTCGGTCGTATTCAATCCCCAACCCCTTTTTTGAAATAAAATATATTTATAAATAAAAAATTATGAAACATTTATTAAACGATTTATCTGGTGAAGAAAAAAATAGAATCTTGGAACAATATAATAATTCCTTGATTGTTGAAACACAAAAATTCAATAAATTATTGAAATCAAGTTTGGGAAATGTAAAACCATTAATGGAAATGGATGGTGATGATGAATTTGAAATGACAAATGATGATGAATCAAGTGAATATCCTACCTATGAACAATTTAAGGATGAAATTGATGATTTCTTTTCTAACTATGGTGATTATATAAATCCTGAAAGATTAAAGCAAGAGGTTGATATGTTATTGGGTTTTATGAATGATGACTTTGAATATATTGGTGAGGGAAATGAGGAAAGGGTGGATGATGATGTTTCATATGAAAAAAAGGGTTCTCCATTGGTAACCATAACTGTGGATGGTGGTGATTTAATCAAGGCATATCTTGATAATGATTATAGATATGACTATGGTGTTAATTCTGTGGAATTGGGGGGTAGATTTTTCTTTGATGAGAATGTATATAATGACTTTATAAATAAAAACTAAAATATGAAAAAAATAATTAGACTAACTGAAAGAGATTTATTAAGTTTGGTTAAACAAACAATAAATGAAATGGAAGAAAACAAAAAAGAATTTCCAAAATCGTATAGAGAATTATATGATGATTTACCCCAAGAATTAAAAGAATTATTATTCAAACAATGGGATGCAAAACAGAATCCAAAATGGCATCCTGAGGGTAATTCATTAAAACATATTTTGGTTGTAATCAAGAGGGCGTATCATCATTATCCTGATGACCCCAATATGATAATGACCGCATTATTTCATGATTTGGGTAAAATGGATACCTATGGAATTAATCCTAAGACAGGAGAACCTACCGCATATGGACATGAAGATAAATCAGAAAAATATGTTGAACAATTTAGAGATTGGGTTGAATCTTATGAAGGAACTGATGTTGATGAAATAAAATATTTGGTTAAAAACCATATGAAGATTAAGCCATCAACTTGGGATGTTATGAAGGATGCAAAAAAAGAACCAATATCTTCTCATCCAGCATTTGATAAGTTGAAAGGTTTTACTGATAAGTTGGATGGTGGAGGTACAAATATATCTGAAGCCAAGATACGAGAAATAATTAGAAGGTTGGTTTAAAATTTAATAATCCCCACTCTTACATAGGTGGGGATTATTATTTGACTGATATATTTATAAATAAAAATTTATGAAAGTTAGAATTACGGAGGAGGAAAAGGTTTTAATCAAATTATTGTATGGTATTTTGAGTGAACAAGAATCAAAACCTGAAATTAAAAAATCATCAGAGAGACAAAAACAATTTTGTCCTTATATTAATAAGGACTCTAAACAAATTGTTGATATTGAAAATATTTACGATTTTTACAAAAAACAACTTAATTTACCATCGATTACAGTTGATACAACTATTTGGAATTATATTAATAATTTAATAAATAAAAGAGCTGAAATGTATTATAAAACAATAAAGAATGATAGAATTTCTTGTGAAATTGCTTTGAATTGTATTAGACCATTGATGAGAACTTATAATTTGATTGTAGTTGACACTTTAAATCAATTGATATATCTGTTTGACCCGAATGGTAATTTTATTGCGAAAGATGTAATTATTTCAGGAAAAAACAAACAACCCACTAACCCTACGGATATAGCAAATGCTATGTTATCTTGGGATGAGTCAGCTATCAAAGCGGGTTTTAAATGGATTAATGGTAAGGGATATGTTGACCAAACAAGTCAGAATAGAAAATACAATCATGATTATGTGTATGATTGGATAGATAGAAATAACAAGAGGTTTACCTCTCCTGGTGTTTATGATATGGGTACGATTACGAGTGACGCATCGTATGCGGGAAAGATAAATAATATAAAACATTTGGTTCAAAATAACAAACAATACACACAAGCAATTCATGGTTATTACCTAGAACAACCACGAACATTAGTATTACAAAAGGCAAAAAAGTTTTTGGGAGATGTTAAAAACCCTGAGGCAAAAAAGGAATTTATAAATGCGGTATCCACTGGTGGTTTAAATTTAGATTTATCATATGGTTGCATAAATTTAACAACAGAATTTTTGAATATTTTACAAAAATATTGGGATAAAGCTAAAGTTTTTGTATTATCAGAATCCAATGAGAACTATTTGGTTGATAATTCTAAAAATTATTTCGATAAAATGTTAAATAGTGAGGTATGCCCATCTCCTCAATCACTTGGGGCTCAAGGTACTAGTAATTTTGTGTAATTACAATAAGAAAATCTTTTGTAGTTAGGTCTTTGTTTATTATCTTTGTATTATGAAAAATACAATTATAATACTTACAACAATTTTGGTGACATCAATATTTCTATTATCGTGTAAACCAACAAATGAAAAGATATCTAAAAATATTAAAAAAACAGATATTAAACCAAAAATTAATATCCTACCTTTAGGTGATGTTTCACCAGAATATTTAAACATCATCAAAAATTCAGTTGAGTCCTTTTACAATTATAAGTGTGAAATAAAACCACGTGTTGAATTAACTGATGATTTACTTTCCAAAAGTAAAAAAAGATATTGTGCAAGTACAATATTAAAAAAATTTGACTCAAATCAAAATCTATTAATTATTACTGAAATTGATATTACAATGAAAAAGGGTATGATTGATGAATGGGGTATTCTTGGTTTGGGATATAGACCTGGAAACACTTGTGTTGTATCAACATTCAGAATGAAAAAAAATGTATCTAAAGAAATTATAAAAGAAAGGGTTGAAAAAGTATGTTTACATGAAATAGGTCATAATTTAGGTTTAGAACATTGTGATTTTGATAATGAATGTTTGATGAATGATGCTAAAGGGACTATCAAACAAATAGATAAAGAAAAAAAATGGTTGTGTAAAAAGTGTTGTCAAATAATAAAAAGACCTTTTTCTTTTAAACACCAAAATAATTAAATATTATCTGATGATTTCCTTGTTTCACTCGTATTGAGTCCCTAACCTTTTTTTTATAGAAGTATATTTATATTAAAAAATTATGGCAAAGAATAAAAGAGTTCCAAGAAACAAAAGACAAAGTAAAAAATCATTTAAGAAAACCTTGAAAAGAATGAATGAGAATAAAGAGGTTTTGAAAAAATGTTTAACAACCCAACAATAAAAGTTGGGTTTTTTATTTAAGATATTTATATATTATGAAAGTAGAAATCACGGATAAACAATTGGAGAAATTCAAAAAACACATTCAAAATTTGATTGATGGTGAATTGGATAATTTGAGAGAAGAATCTCAGGATTGGGGATTGGGTGAGATGGATGAATTGGAGGAGTTGGAATCTGTTAAGAGAATTGAGATTGATAGAATTGTGCCATATACAGGATTAAATGTTTATCTTAATTTTTATGTTAGTGGTAATAGAGAGGATTTTGATAATATTAGAGCAACAATTCAATATTTAATTGGTACACATTTCCCAAATATAAAATTATTTTTCAACGATATAATATATGAAGATTAGAATTAACGAGAATCAATTTGATAGAGTATTACAAAAGTATTTGGATAAATTATTAAATAGATATTCAGGTAAGATATGTCGTTTTGAGGTTGATGGTTATGATGAGGATGATGTGTTTTGGATAATGGCTATAATATCTCAAGATTGGAGGGATGAAAATAATACTGATGATTTTTGGATTGATGTTGTTAGATTAAAAAAAGAAATAAAAGAGGAATTGAAAACAATATTTTCAGGTATTAATTTTCACATCGGTTCTTATGTTGGAAATTGTTAATATATATTGTATATGAGAATTATTATTTCGGAAAGTAAGTTGGAGAAATTAAAACAAACCATATCCAAAAAGGTTATGGAAGATGGTATCTATAATACGGCCAGAATGATGGGTATGGATACAAATCAATTTATTGATAGATTTGGTTTCGAGTTGGAGGATAAAAGAATTACTGATTTAATTGATTTCTATATGGAAAATAAATTTCATAAAGTTTATGACTTCGATAAGAAAATTGGTATGTGTGACCTTTATGAAACCCCAAGTCAATTTCTTATTGTCGTAACTGAGGCAATTAATGAGTTTTGTTATAATAATTTTAATTTTACTTCTCATTATAATATTGATGAAGAAGATATGGAGTTTGAAAATATATTTTATCAAATGGAACATTATCTTATCAAAAATTATGGTGAATTAATTACAAATACATTTATTAAAAATTGTGGGGAATGAAAATTATAATAACTGAAAGTCAATTTGAAGATGCTGTAATAAGATATGTCAAGAAATCATTTAAGAATGAAATTGTTGATGTTTACTTCACAGGCAAGATGCTTGAGATTATTCTTCCTGGTGAGGAAAGTTTCAAAAGAGAAAATGCTATCAAAGTTCAATTACATAATGAATTAAAAAATATTTTCAGTAAGAGTTTCCCAATCCAAGTTCATTTTGAACAAAAGTTTTATGGTAATGTTGAATTTGATGGTGATGATGTCACATTCACAAAGGAATTAGATAATGGTGAAATGTTTGAATTGACAGGAAGTATGCAAGAATTTCACGATGGTAGAGATTATGATTATGAGTTTGAGCCATCGTATATTTCCAACGAAGATTATTACTCAGATAATTGGGATATAATTGAACAATTCATACAAAATAAATTTTATTATAGGTAAATTAAACCCCACCTGAGTAAGAGTGGGTTTTTAATTACAATTTTTGAAGTAATCCACAGAATTTTATTTGTTTTTTTGATATTTATAGTTATATTTGAACTATAAACGATTAAAAAAAATCTTATTATGAAAAATTTAATTCTGTTGTTAGTTTTTTTACTTGGTAGTTATATCTCTTTTGGACAATCCGAGAAAACATTAATTAGGTCTTTTAATGTAAATGTGAATGAGGTTGTATTCCCTTTGGAGTGTAAAAAATCTGTTTTAACTTGGGACAAGACATATGTTAGGGTGGAATTGATGGTTAAAACAAATCTTAGGTATGAAATTTTGGATGTTTTGGCAAAAAATGGTCGATATAATTTTGAAAGTCAGATTAATAATCAAACATTGATTATAACTTTACCAAACCTAAAGGATAAAATAAAAATTGGTGAATTGGAACTGGTTGAAAATTTTGAGATAAAGATTTGGTTACCAAATGAAACAATAGTCAAGGATGGTATATTGAATTTATAATGGGTAATTTTTTTATTTTTATGATATATTTATAGACAATAATAAAATTATAAAAAGTATAAAAATGAAAAGGATTATAACTCTAACTGAATCTGATTTGACAAGATTAATAAAAAAAATAATAGACGAACAAACAACATCTTATCAAGCAGGACAACAACAAGGTCAAAAGGCCGCTCAAGCAACAAAACAAGCTGTAGGTCAGGCGGTAACTGCGGTAAAACAAGGTGCTCAGGTAGCCGGTCAAGCTATATCTAGTGGAGCACAACAAGTAATGAAAGCTGGTAAACAAACTATTGTGACTTTGGGTAACATTACCTTTACAATTGTAATATATGGTGCTGCAGTTATTTGGTTGATTGGTAAAGGTGTTTATAGAATAGCTAAAGCCACATCCGATGCTTTATTAAAATTATTATCATCAACAGGTAAATTAGTTATTGGGGGGGCAACTGAATTAGGTAAGAAATCAGTAGATACTTTAAAAGCTGGTGGTATATTAATTGATAAGGGTGCTCAATATGTAGGACAACAACTTTCTAACCTTAAAGATTCATCAGTAACCTTAGGTAAATGGATTATTGGTCAAGCAAAACAATTTGGTTCCAAGATTTATGCTGCAGTATTAAGTGGAGCATCTAAAATAGGTACAATTGCTAATTTGGTCGGAGATTATCTTAAACAACAATGGTCAACAGTTCAAGCACAGGTTGGTAAAACTTGGGAACAAGCTAAATCTTTAGCTTCAGGTGCTTATCAGACAGCAAAAAAAACAGCCCAAAATGTTGGTTCACAAATTTCGAAAACCGCAAGTGATATTGGTAGTGGTATTTCTAAGGCTGCAGGTAATGTTACTGGATTCTTGGGTGGTTTAATGAGTGAAATGTTTGAAAGGTATTTCAGTTTCGAAGGTGAGACAACATTAGATATACTTTTTGAAGCAAGAAGATTCAACGGAAAATCAATACTTTTATAATTATAAATTTTAAACTATTTATCAGACACATCCCCATCAATAAGGTGGGGATTTTTATTTGTGATATTTATTGTAAAATTCATTTATGAAAATTATAATTACTGAACAACAATACGATAATATTTTACAACAAGTAAATAAAACGATTGGAAATATAACTGACCCATATAAAATGGTGGGGATTCAAAGACCTTCTCAGAAAAAAATAGAAACAACAAAAAAGGTAAAACCAAAAGGTATTGCCAATCCTGAACCACAGAAAATTAGTGGGAAACAATTGATGGATGGTTCTGTTATGAATATAACAAATGATTACAAAAAAATAGTTAGAGAATGGGAGGGTGACGCAGCAAATAGAATTGGTGGGGTAAAACAACCTAAGTTGGTAGGATATCTTGACTCAAGGGGAATACCAACGATTGGATATGGTCATACCGATGGTGTTAGGGTTGGTATGAAAATAACCAAAAAACAAGCTGAAGATTTTTTGGTTCAAGATTCTGGCGATGCTATTGGTTGTATCAGACGAATAATGGATGAATGGAAAAAAAATGATTTAAAAACTTATAAATTAACTCAAGGACAATTTGATGCTATGGTTTCAATGACATTCAATGCTGGATGTACAAGTATGAGAAAATCTAGATTTATACAAGAACTAAAAAAAGGTAATACAAAAAAAGCTGCTGAACTTGTGAAAACTTTTTATATTGGTACAACAGAGGGATTAGCAAATAGAAGAGAACAAGAATACAATTTATTTATATCCTAATAGATGAAAAAGATAATTAAAAAAATATTATTGGAAGAATACAATAACTCAATTCATAACTGGGAACTTCATCATCAACTTAATAAAAATGAATTTAGAATTACAAATAAGTTAAAGTTTGTTAATGAAAACAAGGAAGAAAGATTAAAAAACTTGTTTGATTCTATGATGGAGAAGTATGAAAATCTAATTGAAGTTCAGAGGGAGTATGAAGATTTTAAGACTTATGATATATACCAAGCATATGTTTATTATGTTGACCCTGAAATAGATTGGGAAGACGATGAATATGTGTTTAAAGTATTACCAGTAGACAATTCAGACGATTACAATTTAGAATATCATGCTTGGGAACTTAAGAATGTTTCAGGTGCTTTTGGTAAAGAACTTTTCGAAAAAATGTTGAAAGCTTGGTTTGAAAAAACTTACCAACTCCAAATCAACGCAGTTTATCCAGTTTAACACTTTGTGGCTTTACTTACTTAACTATTATATTTATAATGTAATGGGGTAAAACGAATTGTGGTTTTACAAAAACAAAAAACAAAATGAAAAAGATAATTGCAATCATTTTGTGGTTCTTGTTGGTTTCCTTGGATTCTAATAGTCCACAAAAAATTTCAGTTTCTTCGGAGGTTGAAAAGAAAGTTCACAATGATGTTGTAGCAATACAATTATCAAACAAGGTGAAAATAAATCGAAAACACCCGTATAGTAAATTTTGTGATAATTACCACGAAATTGCAATGTACTATCACTTAGAACATGGTATACCTACAAGTGTTCAATTAGCACAAGCGATAGCTGAAAGTGGGGGTGGGTATTCACCAATTGCAAAGAATGCAAATAATCTATTCGGTATGAAGTATTATAAAGAATTGTACGATGGTGATTATTATGTATCTTTGGGTGGAACAAAATGGAGAAAGTATGAAAGTTTCTCTGAATCATTTGAAGACCATGCTTTATTTCTTAAGAAATATTACAAACACGCTGTTGGTAAAAATTGGAAATATTGGACAAATCATTGTAAAGGTTATGGATTTGGTGAATATTGGAAACACATTGGTATGGTTATAGAAAAATACGAGTTATGGCGTTATGATGAATTGATTATTAAACATCAAATTAATCAAAGTTATGATTTGTTATGTGATTCTTCTCTTAATTTATCTAAATGATGTTTATATAAAAGTATTGTAAGATGGTATGACCCCAGTATTAAAACACAATAAATCTCGAACCACAACATACCTGAATACAACAATACAAATATTGACATATAATAAAGAATACCAAAAAATTGGAATCTTTTTAATGTCATAAGAGGATAGGAACAAGAGAGAAAGAAAAGACCTGCAATAATATTATGTGTTGTTGGGTATAGGTCTAAAGAAAACGCAGTCAGAAGTAATAACAGAATCGAAGGTACCAACCATTTGTCTGTACTAAAGAAGAAGTAACTTGTGGCTGCGTTTATTATTATGAACATTGGTTGAAGTGGTGTTCTCCAATAACTTGATAAAGACCATAATTCACCACATATTGACAAAAGAATAAATGGTTGTATTATTGATAGTATAATAACACTAAGTTTTATATAAAACTCATATTTTTTGATAAAAAACATAAAATACAAAAATGACTGAAGAACAAAAAGCTCAAATTTATGGTAGTTTACTAAATGAACATACCAAATTATTTAATGAAATAAATAGAATAAAAGGTGAAAGTTTGGAGTTGTCTAATCAACAAAAACAAAGAATTAATGATTTGGAACGAAGACAAGTACAAATTATGGAACAGGTTAAAAGATTATTGAGTTAGATATATATTTATATTTAAAAACAATATGTCATACAGAAAAACAAAACTCATACAAGAAAGAAATGTTTTAATTGAAAAAAATAGATTAATGGAACAAGGTGTTGTAACAACAACAACCACTAAAAAGTTGGATAAAAAAACATATGAGAACTTATCGTTATGTTCGAGTGTTAAAAATCCACCTAATCCTACTGAAATTAAAACAGAATTCGGAGTTGTACTACAAGACCCTTCAGGTAAAGTACCTTATTGTCGAAAAGAATAATTTTATACTATACCTGAGGCTTCTTTATCAATGAGAGCTTTTACCTTTTCGTTTGCTTTAGCCCATGCACCACCACCTAATCTTCTGTCTCTATCGTTTTTAGCGATTTTGACTAATTCCTTCTCTGATTTGCCTTCATCAACACCTTTATTAATACTTTTTGCAAAATCTTTGAAGAAACCAGGACCATTCCACGTGGCGTATGAGAAGTGTAATAATAATGGATTACTATTATTTACAATATTTCTTGCTTTTTCAGATAAATAATTTTTTGAATTTTTATCAAACAAACTTTTCATAGTTTTTACTGCTAAATCAAGTAATTGATTTTTAATTTCACCACCCCTATAATTCCAAGTCCATTTTTTACAAAAATTATCCATACCCATCTTTTCTTTTTGGTCATCAATCAACTGAAAGAATTTTTTTCCATCTGAGGATATATCTTCAATCTTACCTGCTTCTCTATCCAATCCGAACATTGTTTCACCTGACCTACTATACATTCCTGTTTTACGAGGATGTTTTGAACCTGGATAACCAGCACATTCAGGATTCCAATAACCGCCTTCAAAATTTTCAATAACCTTTTTTGTTATGTCATAAAAATCGCCTTTACCACTTGATTTATACGGAGTAGTTTTATCATCGATTTCAGTATCTGATTCGGTATCTTTATTATCGGCATCAGGTGAAATTTTACCACTTCTATAATCATCTAGTTTTTTCATTGCGGTTTTAAAAATAATATCTAAAGGATTTATTTCTTGTTCAATTATTTTATACAAACTTTTGATTCTATTTTTCTCATTTTCTGAGATTATCATTCTTCTTGACATAATTTAATATTTTTACACAAAGTTTTTAAAGTCACTAAAAAATTGACTTGGCATATCGGCATGTTTAACATTTCTTCGTACCTCAGGTTGAGTCGACTCTAAGTTTTTTAATCTTTCACCATGTTTTCTAAATTGCCCCGACCAATTTTCTTGTCTTGATATCATTTTGATGTTTGAGGGTAATTCACCATTAAAATTAGAACCAACAAATTGAGTTGCAAAATCAGGTACAACTGGGTCAATTAAACCCACCTTATAACCTTTAGTTGCTGCCTCCCAAGCATTTTTACCACCAGCTGAAAATCCACTTACTGAAGTTATTTTAGCCTTAGGGTCTTGTAATTTAATCTGATTCAAAACATTGTCCAATGAATTTTCAAAATTACTATAAACTACATTTTTGTCTGAAAGTATTTTTGAACCTTTATCAAACATAAACTGAGCACCATATGAACTACTTGGTGAACCACCGAAAACAATTGCATAATTTGATGTATTATTATTTTTATCAACAATGATACCCCCCTTAGACATTTGTTTATCAAATCTTTTTTCTTCTTTTTTTGATGGCATTTTTGGAATCGTGCCAATACCACCTTTATCTGTCACAGGAAAATTGAATTCTATGTGAACAGCGTTATTATTCTTTTCTCTTAGAACCTTTCTTATCCCAGAGTTTGGGGTTTTCATTAATTTTTCTGCGGCACTTGCAAATTGTTCACTATATGGTGCAACATCGATAGCAAATCCAGGTATATGGTTACTTAAAACTTTACCTCTTTTTTTATCTCTATCTTCTAAAAAATCAGCATATTGTTTTTGTGTTAATTCACCTGACATATATTTATCCCAAACATTTACCACATCTTGTCCATACCAAGATGCTATATTTGACCTACTATTTTGTTTATTAACTCTCGCTTGGTCTTCATACGTTCTTAAAGTACTTGTAACTTTCAAATTTGATGTATTTGCTTGAGCAAAAATACTTTTAAGTAACAATTCAGAGGGTGAATTTAATTTTATTGCTGATGGTCCGTAAGTAATTTTAAAAGATTCAGCATTTGGATGTACAAAAAATTCTCCAGGTTCGAAACTTGATACTAATGAAGAATCATATTCACTACTATCGGATGTTGAATCAGATGTTGTCATATCTTCAGGGTCAATTTCACCTCTTCTAAATTTTTCTAATTTATCTAATGCTGTACTAAAAATAATGTCTAAAGGAGATTTTCCTTGTTCATTAATTTTGTATAGACCTTTTATATGTTTTTTTTCTTCTTCAGAAATGACAATTTTTTTCACAACACTTTTTTAAATAAATATCAATAATTCATTGTTTATTTTAATTATAATAAATGATATTTATAGATATGAAAGTCAAAATTGTATTTAAAGACGATAAAAAAAAGACCACACATAAGTTGTATTTGGAGTTTATTAAATTCATTCAAAAGAATTACCCTTTAAAATACGACTTGACTATTGAATTACTTGGTGAAAGGGAAGGTGTAATGACTACTGGGTCTAGGAACACCAATCATACCTTGAAAGTATTAACATCAGGTAGGATGAATCGAGATATATTGAGAACATTAGCTCATGAATGGATTCATGAATATCAAATGACAATTTTGGGAAGAGAAAGAGGACCTGACATTGGTGGAATTAATGAGGATGAGGCTAACGCATATTCAGCAAGATTAATAAAGTTGTTTGAGAAAGAGTTCCCAAATGATGAAAAGTATATGTATGAATAAAAAAAAGGTATTTCCTAAGAAATACCCATAACTTCCAAATCAAAGATTAATTTTTTTCCTGCAAGAGGATGGTTAGCATCCAAAGTTACTGAATCATCAGTCACTTCAATTACTTTTACAATAATCGGTCCATTAGGTGTGTTTCCTTGGAGGGTTTCACCAACTTGTATTGTTTCAGGTACTTGACTCTTGGATACTATTGTAATCATTTCTGATTGATAATTGCCATAGGCATTCTCAGGTTCAATTTCGATTGTTTTTGTCTCACCAACTACCATATCAATTAAACCATCCTCAAAACCTGAAATGAGTTGACCTTGACCTAATGTTGATGTTAATGGTTCACGTCCCTCATTAAGTGAAGAATCAAAGATTGTCCCATCTTCCAATCTTCCTGTATAATTGACTATAACGGTGTCACCTACTTGAATTTTTTTCATTTTAAATTGTAATGTTTTATTGAATGAATAATAATCACATTAATTTAAAATGTCAAATCAAAAGATATTTGTAGCATAAAATTTTTATCATAAAATCCCAAATACTTCCAAGATTCTTCAAATAGATAATTTAAACCTGTTTCACCTATGTCTTCATACAACTTAACATCTCCGATTTTTAACTTACAACTAATCACGTGAATTTTATTATTTGTACTGAATATAATGTTAGTTATTTCTACATCACTACCTATACCATAAAGAAGCTCTAAATCCTTTTTGAAAACTTTATTCAATAAAATCCATAATCCTTTCTTCATTTGATTAAAATAAGTAAATTTGTTATAATCATCAATATTTATATAAATATGAAAAGAATAGTACTTACAGAAGAAGAAAAAGAGGATATACTTGCCAAATACACAGAAGCTGACGATAAAGTTTTAGTTTATTTGAGGAGAAATTTTCCAGTCAATGAAGTTCCAACAGAATTTCAGGAATACTTTGGTAAATATAGGATTTTAGTTGATGACAAGTCAGTTCCTGTAAGAGGTAACTTTAAAAAGTTGATTGATAAAATTGATAATTTACTTGTTGATGTATTTGCGGATGTGGACGACAAAAAAAGAAGACAAACAATAAAAAAATATGTAAAATATTTTGAGGATTAGATTATAAAACTTATCTTTGTCTGAGAAATATTTGTTCACCCAATAAAATAAATCGAAATGACAAAGCACGAGTTACTAAATCAATACACTTGGGTTATGAAAGTTCTTGATTCTTGTCAGAACGAAGAACAAGTGAGAACAACTGAAAGATTGTTCGAGTTGTATGTCAAAAAATGGAACAAAGAATTAACTGACAAACAGATGGGGCAACTTAGTTCCAATTTCGAAAAAGAAAAAAAAGGTAAACTTTCTAAAACACGAAAAAAGAAAGGGAACTTTCTTTCAAACATTTCACAATTTTTCTTATTTTAATCAAAACAAAAATTTATGGCTTACGGATATACTTGGTATGATGAATTGCGAATATTCCTATTCAAAGATTTACCTAACTTTTTAAAAAACATTTGGAGATTTAGAAAAGCCCTATGGAATCATCACTGGTGGGATTATAATGGGACTTTGAGGTTCATTGAGATATCTACTGAACATATGGCTAAAAACCTCAAGGTGAAAGGAAATGAGGTAGAAAAACCACGATTCAAGAAAGTTGATAAAATGAACAGAGTTGTTGAAATCCTAAAGAATATCCGTGAGGACAGATACTTTGACATCGTTGAAAAAGAATTGGGTAGAGGTTACAATACCAGTAAAATCGAATTTGTTCCTTGTGAGGATAAACCTGATTATTTTGAACTAGTTGACTATGATTCTGATGAAGAAAAAGAATTCAACAACAAATATTTCAATAGGGTTACTGAGCTTGAAAATGAAGAATGGAATGAATTGTGGGAAATATTGAAGGGACAAGACTACGATAAGTTCGACAAGGAAAAAGATTGGGATGACCAATTTGATGGTTCTGGTATGAGAGGTTGGTGGGATTAAATTTTCTAAAACTTTTTTTTTGAGTATATATAATTTATTTATAAACATATAATATTAGTAAGTATGAAAAATTTAATTTTATTTTTCTTGTTCGTTTTTACATCCCAAAATATTAATTCTCAATCAAGAATACCTAATTCTGAACCAACATGGGATTCATTAGAATTAGAAGGACTCAAAGAAATTGGTTTTTATTTTAATAAAACTGATTTAATTGATAGTAGAATAGACACTTTGGATTCTAACATAAAACAAATACGTACACTCGATGATGATAGAATAATTGAGGAACAAAATAATTTAATTACTTTTTATGAATATGAAAATCTATTGGTGCTTAATAGTAATTCTGATATCGAAAAAAAATTTTTATTTTTAACCTTTTTGTATGAAGAGGGAACTCCTTATCATAGCTCAAGACATTTTTTATCGGATAAAGGTGAAAGAATCGTAATAGAATATAAATCAAAGAACTCATCAGAAAAAAAGATGTTTTTTGTGTCTATATATTATAGTCAAAAGAATGATTATTTAGTAACACACTTCGATTAAATAAAAAAAAACGAACTTAGTTTAAGTTCGTTTTTTTTATAATAATTATCCTTTTTTTTTATTTACCACCAGAACCTTTTACACAATTTACAAAAGCCCCAACTTTAGCTAAAGCAACAGCCATATCTTTATCCTCTTCTTTGTTGCCAAAATTAACAGAAGTTACACATGCAAATGCTGTCTTATTTGCTTTTAATGTTTCTGTACCAAATTGTACATTAGGGTTACTTTTTATGTAACTTTCAAGAGCACTACAATTTTGAATAAGCAAATCTCTATATGGTTTCTTTTGGCCTTCTTTGAAATTAGGACCTAAGTTCATCATACCCTCTAAATGAGATTGTAATGGTTCCATACAACTTGTTGCTTGTTCACTGATTACTCTTTTTACTAATTTAACTAAATCACTTTCAGTTAATCTTACAGTTCTTCTCATAATTTATTTTTTAATTTTTTTTATTTTCTATTATTTTATAATAAATATGTTTATCTTGTAAAAAAAAACGATGAGATTATGAGAACAAGTATTTTATTCCTTTCATTTTTGGTTTCCACATCTATTTTTTGTCAAGTTACAATGATGGTAGGTGATTTAACATTACCATCTAAATCAATTGACACAATTTCTGATGTTACTAATGGTATCATAAGAACTAACAAATTGTACATTGCTGAAGGTAATGATGTTAATAAAAACAAACATTACTTCGATGGTGATGATATTATGTTTGTTGATGCCCAAAAATATGTAACTGAGGTTAATTCTGTTTTTTCAATTGACAATCATTCAAAACCTAGTTTCATTTCTTTCAATACCACAAGATTAAAAATTGACTTGAATCAAAAGGTAAATTATTCTTTGAATTACATTCCTTTTTCTATTTTCTACGTTGATAGTATTGTTGAGTACAAAACAAAGTATGATTTTAGAGTGGAGTTGATTTACAATGGTAGATTAGTTGAGTCTGTTGAAGTTCACTTTGATAGAATAACTGATAAAAGTTACACATTAGCTATGACTTGGTTCAATTCACTATCCTCAGAAGAAAAGATGAATATCAATAGTAATGACAAGGATGATGTATTAGCCGCTTGGATTGATAGAACATTTATGAGTTACTTATCTAAATCACTTCCAAACAAAGACTATTGTAAAACTCTAATCAAGAATGAAAAGTTTTCATTTAACTACACTAATAAGGTTTACTACACAGACTTCCAAGACAAGGAATGGTAAAAAAAAACACTACGTAAGTAGTGTTTTTATATTTTAAGCAAGTTCTACACCTCCAGGATTTGGTGAATAAACCACAACAACAAGTTTACTTATTTTAGGATTTAGTTTGTTCATTCCCCCAATACCGCCTTTATCAATTTCGTTTTTAATTCTTGGACTCGCCTTAAACAATGATTCTAAAGAAGGTATAAAAATGTTATTCTGTTTTATTCCATTTTTTACAAATTCCAAATATTGTTGTCCAATCATATCACGGAATGTTTCATATTTAGAATCCAATTGGTCATCACCTGTATCATCAACTTGTAATGTTAGATACACTTGCATTTTATCACCAAAGTAAGCTTGACCATATTTTTCAACGTTAGAAAATTTACCTAAATCAAGTCCTTGAACACCCTTTTTTTCAAACTCAGTCTTGAAGTTTCCGAATGCTTTTCTGAAACTTTCTACAGCTCTCATAATATTATTTAATTCATCTCTAGTCATAGATGGTACTGAATTAACAAATGTCATAACGTTGTTTGGGTTCAGATTTCCTGACAAACCTAATCCTGAAGAAAGGTCACCAATCAATTTATTAAACTCATTACTAATTGTGTAAAAAGTAGGTCCTACATTTGGTTCGTCAACTGGTCTCCCTTGGTCTAAAGGTTGTCCATTTATTGTTAGTTTTCCTGCAAGACTATTTAGGTTCATAGTCAAAACGGAGTTCAAATAAGACTTCAGACTTTCTGATTCATCTTTAATAAAAAAATGAACACCATTTTCAATACCTGCAACATTGATAGGTTGTTTGGTAATTTGAGGTGATGGTATGTTACCAAGGGTTCTATCGAAGGTTATTGTTGCACTTTGTACATCTGGTCTTATTGGAAATAGACCTTTGAAAGAATATGGGACACTATTTTTAAGGTAATTTCCTGCTTTGTTTTCATCACTTACTTGTTCTGAGATTACTCTCTTAACAATTTTGTATAAATCATTTTCTGTTAATCTAATAATTGTTTTCATTTTTGTATTTTTTATTCATAAATATCTTTATATTTGTATTAAAATAAAGACAATACAACAATTATGAAAATAACATTTATATCTGACACACACAACAAACACAAGTTTGTTACTGATGATTTACCTGGTGGTGATTTGTTAATCCATGCTGGTGATATATCTTCTATGGGTTATGAACACGAAATTCGTGAGTTCTGTAAATGGTACAATAGTTTGGACAATTACACTCACAAAGTATTCATTGCGGGTAACCACGATTGGGGATTCCAAATCAATACTGAGAAAGTAAAAGAAATCTTGGACTTCTATAGTGACATAACATATATAGAAGATAATGAAGTATTGGTGGGTGAAAAACTTGTAAGTGTTTATGGTAGTCCTTGGCAACCTGAGTTTTATAATTGGGCATTCAATCTTCCAAGGAATGGTTATGAGTTAAAAGAAAAGTGGGGTAACATTCCAAATAATACAGACATATTAATTACTCACGGACCTGCTTATGGTTATGTTGATAAAGTAATTGGTAGACCTGAAAATCTTGGTTGTGAATTATTGACTGATAGAATCAAAGAAATTAAACCAAAGATTCATGTGTGTGGACACATTCACACAGGATATGGTTACACATTTGATGGTGACACTCACTACATTAATGCCGCAGTATTAAATGAAAGTTATAATTACCATCACAAACCACTTACAATCGAATGGAATCCTGAGACAAACGAAATTGAGTTCTTATAATAAAAAACCCCACCTAAAAAGTGGGGTTTAATTTTTTTAAGCTAAAAGTAATTTTTCGAATCTTTTGAACTCGTGTTTTCTGTGGTCTAAACCATTGAATCCACCATTTACTCTTCTACTTACTTCTGTTACAACATCTTCACCAGTACCACGGTCGCAAACAGACCAAAGATTGTTACTATTGAAAAAGAATGCTGCGGAAGTTAAAGGGTATTTCGTTGCAACTAAGTCTGGATTTGTTACTAAATCTTCACCTAAAAACTCACCAAATTTTTTGAAGTTGTCTTTTCCTGTCAACTGTATAAAACCTGCTCCACGATATTTCCAACCTTCTTTAGTTGTTTCATCACCATTACCCAATCTACTTCCATAAACACGAGATGCGATTTTCTCAGGTTTATATGCGTAGGATTCTGCTAAGTTACCAGGAAAATACTTTGGAAAAATTTTCATCAAACCATCCTTTGAGTAATTAAGATTCTCATTAACAGCTTTGAAGTTACCTGATTCTGTTGAACATTGTGCTAAAAAGTGTGTCAATCTCAAATTCGTGATAATACCGAACTTTTCACCATTGGCATTAATTTCATTGATTACTGAATCAGGAATTTGTCCTTTAAGTTTGTCCAATTTTAATGTCTCTTTTTCGACTTTTGGAAGAGATACCCCCATTTTCTCAAGTGTTGCAGGACCTGCAATACCATCAGCAACTAAACCATTTTTAGTTTGCCATTCTTTAAGTGCTTTGTCAGTACCAGGACCGAATGCACCATCGGCAGTAACGCCTAATTTTGTTTGGAGTTGTTTAACTAATTCTCCTTGTGAACCGATTTTTAACATAGTTTTATAGTTTTTTTTATAAATACCAATTAACTAGGTTCAGTTAGTATTTATATAAAAAAAAGTTATCAATTATGTCAATCAAGGTTAAAATTTCTATTTACTTTTCAGTTTTAATTATGTCAATTTTCTTTATAATGAAGATGATTTCATTATTTTTTATAAATGACGCACTACAATTAATCAAAATAATTGAATTATCTTGTTTTATTGTTTTTTTACCATTCTTTTCAATCTTGGTAAAAGAATATACTAATAAATTAAAACATAATATAAAATTAACACAATACTCCAAAAAACTTAACAAAGTTCTTATATCACAATCACACAATTCATTATTTTATCAAGGAAATGTAAAGGATGGGGCAAAAACTTTAACAAAGGAAGTAACAGAATCAATTGATGCTGATAGATGTTCAATTTGGTTATATAATTCAGATAAAACCTCAATTATCTGTCAACAACTTTATATTAAAAAAGAAGATGAATGGTATAGTGGGGCGGAAATGTATAAAAAAGATTTTATCGCCTATTTTGAACACTTAGAAATCAATCCGATTATTATTGCAAACAATGCTGAAACTCATACCGCAACATATTGTTTTGTTGAAGGGTATTTGAAACCCCTTGGTATTAAATCTATGTTGGATGTTCCAATTATGTACAGAGGCGATGTAATTGGTGTTGTGTGTATTGAGAGTAAAACATTAAGGGAATGGATTGGATTAGAAGTTAACTTTGCTCAAATGTTATCATCACTATATTCTTTTGCTTATTCGGTTAAAGAAAGTAATATTTTGAGAGGTAATTTACAAGAGTTCGAAAAGTTTGTTGATACATCTGTTTTGGTTTCTAAAGCGGACAATAAAGGTAGAATAACATATGTAAATAAAAAGTTTGAGGAAGTATCTGGATGGTCTTTAGATGAAGTAAGAGGAAAAGACCATAGTATTGTTAATTCGGGTAAACATCCCAAGGAGTTTTGGGCTAATATGTACAAAGATGTTGTCGTTGAGAAAAAGATTTGGAATGAGATTGTTACAAATAGGGATAAAAATGGTAACTTATATTGGGTTGATTCATATATAAAAGGTGATTTTGATGAAAATGGTAAGTTTTTGGGGTATATGTCAATCAGATATGATGTAACAGAAGTCAAGAAAAAAGAAATTGATATAAAAAATAGGATGAATGCTATTAATACATCGAATATGGTTATTGAGTTTGATTTGGATGGTAAAATTATGTTTGCTAATAGTTTATTCTGTGAAAAAATGGGTTATGAAGAAAAAGAATTAAAAGGTAAACATCATAAGATTTTTGTTTCAAAGGAATATTCAAAATCTCCTGAATATAAAGAGTTTTGGAAATTGTTAAAAAGTGGAGAATATGTTACTGATGAGTTTTTAAGGTTTACTAAAGATAAAAACAAAGTTTGGATTCAAGCTTCATATAATCCTGTATTTGATATAGATGGTAAAGTACAAAGAGTAATGAAAATTGCAACAGATATAACTGATAGAATTACACAATCAATAGAAATTGAGAAAAAGAACACTTATTTAGAACACGCAGCAAAGATTCTAAGACACGATATGCACTCAGGTATTAACACATACATACCTAGGGGAGTTAGTTCATTAGAACGAAGATTAACTATTGAACAAATAGAGGAGTTAAAAATAACAGCACCATTTAAAATGATTAAAGATGGGTTGAGCCATGCTCAAAAAGTTTATAAAGGTGTTTATGAATTTACAAACTTAGTAAAAAAAGATGTTGTATTAAATAAAACAGAATGTAATCTAAAAAGTATTTTAGAAAGTTACTTAACAACAACCTCATACAAAAGTCAGGTTCATATCGAGGAATTAATAACTAAAGATGTGAATGAGTCATTGTTTTGTACATCAATTGATAATCTGATAAGAAATGGTTTGAAATATAACGATTCTGATACGAAATTTGTTAAAATATTTATGGAGGGGGATTTGTTAATAATACAAGATAATGGTAGAGGAATCACTCAACAAGATTTCGACCATTTATCAAAACCATATACAAGAAAAGAAGGACAAAAAGAGAGTGGTACAGGATTAGGGTTAAATATTTGTGTTGCAATTTTAGAAGAACACGGATTTGAAATTACATGTGAAAAAAATGATATTGGTACTAAAATGAAAATAAACATAAAATAAAAAAAAAACAAAAAATGATTGATTCGTTAATGTTGGTAGATGATGAGGACTTGTTCCATTTAGTTTTTGAAGACGCTTGTTCTTTATTAGATATTAGTTTATCACTAAAATCATTGAATAGTTCTGATGAAGCCGCTAAACTTTTTCAAAAATGGTTGGGTGGTGATTATTCAGATAGACCTGAGTGTGTATTTGTTGATTTAAATATAATTGGTTCTTCCTTTGATGGTATAGAATTGATTAGAAAGATTAACTTTGAGTATGGTAATAATGTGGTTATAGGGATTATATCCTCATCTAATGAACCTGAAGAACAAGCTAAAGCTGTTCAAGCTGGCGCACAATTTTGGATTATAAAATCTGATGATATCGAACCTAGATTAGAAGAATTCAAAAAAGATTATGAAGGCTATAAAAAAAGAACTGCCTCATTTAAGGTGTATAAATAATGAAATTTAATAAGGAAACAAAACAAGAGTTAATAGAATTACTCGAAAAGAAAAATATTGGTTTAGAAGGTAATATTTTGAAGATTATTGACTCTTCAGATGACCCTGATTTTGCTAAATATGTTGAGAATTGTAAGGATAAAGATAAAGAAACAAGAAAAAAAAGGTTAGAAATAACAAAACAAGTTCAGGAAAAGAACAAAGAACTAATTGAACTCAATACTGAAAATCAAAGAATAATGGATGAACTCCAAGTTTCTTTGAAAGAGGTTGAGGAGGCAAAAATGACTTTCGAAGTTCAAAATAGAGAGTTACTTGCTTGGCAACAAGACAACCAAAGAATGAGTGTGGAACTTCAACAAGAGATGGCCAAGTCAGAATTAGCAAGAATCCAAGCAGAAGAAGCCAAAACTGCAGCGGTTAATGATTTGGATGTTCTACAAAAGAAAAAACAAACCGAATTAATTGGTAACATCGTGAGAATTGCATTAGGTGTTATTATATCTATCGGTATTATAACCACATTTATGTATATTTTGGCTTTAGTAATAAACAAAGATACACAAATGATTGGTTCTACTTGGTCAAATATGTTAGGTATATTATTAACTAACGCATTTAGTATAATCGGTACAATAATGGGGGTTAAATACTCAGGAAAAGAGGAAAAAGAATAAAAAAAAGGGGGTCTATTTCGACCCCTTTTTTAATTTACTAAACTTAGCTTCCCCTTTATAAACATTTTCCACTTCATAGGCATTTCTACCCAATTTTTTGTCATATTTCCATATTTGGATGATATCTCCGTGGTCTATAACAACTTCTGATTTGGTATCTTGTGTCATTTGAGGTTCAGGGTTTAGTTTTTTCGCCATAATTAAATGATTGCTTCAGTAAGTTTTTTTGTAAGATTCAATTCATAAGCTCTTGCCAATCTTGTAAGGCCACAACCCCATCCAAATCTTGGGAAGAAATCCAAAGATAAGAAATGTTCCAATTCTTTTTCTACTCTTTCCTTACCAAATAATTCAAAAAGTTTTGCTGAGTAGTTCCCACCTTCGATTGTGTAGAACATTTCTTTCATACTTTCTTTATCACAACTTCTTTCAGCAGAACCGATTGTTTCTTGACCGAAAAGGATAACATCAACCTTTTGGAATTTGTCACCTTCACCCTTTTGCATATTCCAAAAAGGATTTGTTCTCAATGGGAAGTTTTGAAGTGAGATAGAATCACCGATTTCATTCCACATTTTTGTTTCGTGTTCAGCTTCAAGGATTTCAGTTCCGTATTTTTCACAAAGTTCATTATAATCTACAACTATTGGAATATCAAATCCCAAATATTCTAACATTTCCGCTTGAAGTTTAACCATATCTTCTTTAGTTCCTTTTGTTTCAACTTCGAACATAGGGAAGATTAAGTCGTGACGACCAGGGATTGGGTTTGCTTCTTGTCTGTATGATGTGGAGATACAATATACACCAGGAAATTCAGGATTTAGAAGTAATTCATATTCCAACCACATTTGACCTGTTTGTGGTAAAGGCCAAATTTCACCTGAATATTCAAATTTTGTGATGCTATGTGGATTTT